TGATAGGTCCTCTAACTTGCCTGTTTTTATTATCTTTCTGTCTATATATAATCCTGCAGCCATGCCACGATTCTTTTCTGCGTTGGTCGCAGCGGAAAAAGCCCCCTTCTTCAAAGCTTCCTCTCTAATTTTACCTAGTTCAGCTACGTGTTTGTCGTAAGTAACTTCAAACTTCTTGAGTTTTTCTTCTCGTAACGCACCTATGTATTGTACTACCAGTGGTGATAGTCTTGGATTCTGTAATTCTGATGCTTCAACGCGTGCTCTCTTCTCACTATAGCCAGCAGCAATAGCTGCGTCTGCACCCGTAGTTCTGCCTTCATTGAATACTATATATTCAGCAAATCTTTTCTGCATTTCTGTTAATCTTTTAGGAAGTCCCATGGTTGACAATTTAAGGTAACTATCCTATAAAGTCAATATGAAAGATGATCCTGATGATAGGGAAAGAGCTGAACAAGCTACTTACGAAGATGAACATACTTCTCGACGTAGAGTTACTATACCTCTTAAAGAGTATGATGAGCTTAAAGCTGAACAACATTTTATTAAAGATCCGGCTCTAATTTCTATTATTGATAAGATAGAAGAATTAATAAGAGCGTTAAGAAAACATATTATAAGAAAATGACAGAGGATAGGGGCCCATTAGATTTGGAAAAAAGAATTGAAGAATTAGAAAATTCTTTGTCTATCTCTCTTGAGGTTAATGACACGTACCAGAGAGAAAATGTGAAATTAAAAAAGCGAGCCCAGGAGGCTGAAGGAGAATTAACTATTATAAAAGGAATTGGTAATACTTCTCCGGAGATGAAGGCTCTGCGGGCGCGTGTAAAAGAATTGGGAGAAATTAATAAACTTCACCAAGAACTAAATGGTAGATTACAAACTAGTGTGACAGAATTAGAGGGAGATAATAAAAGGTTATCACGTCAGATTGACGATAAAAATAATTTCTTGGATAAAATAAGAAGGTCGGGAATGTGATGCGTGTACAGGATTTACAACAGCTCTTAGAAAAATTTACAGATAAGTTAAAAGGCAATGCCATCAGTGATGCAACAATATATGTTGAAAAGAATGGTTATCTTGAAGAGGTAAGAAGAATAGAAGTTCATGAAAATAGTATAATAGGAAAACGCCCCCACTCTGGAATCAGATTAGTTATGAAGACTGCAAATGAACAGAGACTTGTGCTGCCTCCTGGTTATATGAAGGATTACTAAGGAAGGAGTAAAAATGGAAATAACTGTAGAACAAAGAAAACAACTTTTGGCATACTTATCCGCAAGACCGTATGCTGAAGTGTTTCAATTAGTTGCTATGTTAGTATCTTTGAAGCCAAAAACGAATGGTAAAAAGGACAACAACGTTACCTCTAAAAGTTAGTGGGTGAAGAGCAGAAATTATATAAAAAACTTAAAGAATCTACACCACAAATTATATGGAATAGGATTGAAAACCTTAGCCTTCCTGGTATGCCTGATCTATTGGGCTATAATAATTCTGGCACCTTTTTCACAGTAGAACTGAAAGTAACGAAGGGTAGAAAAATTCGATTTTCACCACACCAAATTGCATGGCATGTGCAACATCCTAACAATAGTTTTATCTTAGCCGAGGCCCGTGGTCCAAGAACCTCGAATCGTTTTCAAATGTTCCGTGGTTCACGAATCAGAGAGCTTGTAGCTTGCGGCTTGGAGCTTGAAGCTTGTTGCTTGGGGCTTGACGCTTGCAGCTTGGAGCTTAATTCGCTTGGTGCTTGATGCTTGGAGCTTGCAGCTTGAAGCTTACGCTTCTCGGCCCGGAGGGCCGCGTAGTATTTAGGATGGTAATAGGTCATTTAATGTTGGTCCGCCGCTGGCCCATGATCGAAGATCCCGGTACTTACGCGGCGAATTTTTTTAATGTTTGCCGTAACTAACATTCTTAATTGATTTTGTCCAGCAAGCTCTACATTCTCTACACTTACCGCCCTGAGATGGAGCCGGACAGGTTGCGCCCTTCGTCACGACGCTCGATGTATGAGCCCAGGCCGTTGGCGCTGGTCCGTCGATCTTGCTGCCTGATAATCTAATTATTAAATTGCTTGGAACCGCTTCAGGATCCGGCAGGTACGGCCGCTCTTGTGTTGGCAGCCAGTGCTTCGTCTCAGGTGTTAACCTGCAGACTGTTAAAATTTTATTCATATGATCATGAGACTGTACATCGCCAGCGTCGTGCCATCTAAACCATTTTTGTCTTTTAATTTGCGCTACCATAGCCGTGACCCATGAGTCATGGACCAGGCTATCCAGTCTATAGTACTGAGCTTTTTTAATTGCGGGATATCTTATATAATTGCCCTTCATGGCGTAACAGTCGAAGCAAGGCGTGCCCTTAATCTTTCGGAGCTTGGAGCCTGTTTGACATTCAGGAGCTGGCAGGCTATATGATAGCCCCGGCATCTTAGACGTCCGAGTCATGGACCCGGTAATTTTAACCGCTTCTTTAACTTTCATCTTCATAGCCGCCTGTTGTAGCGTACCAGTTCAGGCGCTCCCTTTCTTCTTTGCTTCGCTTCTCCTTCCAATGTTGAGAATTTAAAATTAAATCTAAACGCTGTCTCAAGTCCGGGAATTCTTGACGGCCTCCCAACTTGTCAATTGTTTGTATTGCTAAAACCAAAACGCTGTGCGCTTCGTCGTTCCAGCTGTTGTCTTTTCTTAGTTTGTCTTCTTCTCTAAAGTATGGCATAATTATTCCTTTCTAATTACTTTGTACTATTCAATTGTGTTCTTTTCGTGGCGCTTGGAGCTTGGAGCTTTCTTTTTCTTTTTTTATTTGATCAGGCGCTTGCGCGCCTGATCCTGATGGAACTAGTTCCATAATGCAGCCTTCACTACGCCGCCATTGGTAGCCCTGTTTAGGCATTCCAAATATTCGGTATCGTTCATACCCAGACTGTCCATGCAAAAATGCATTTTGTCCCCCTGCGATAGCCCCGAGCGGCTCGCAAGCATCTCCACAGCCTGGTCCAGAACCTCTTGACGTCGAGATCCACCACGCTGGAAAATAGGTTTTAAAGTACGAGTAGACATAATTACTTTATATCAGGGATATTATGGGAGTCAAGAGCTTTCTTGCTTGGTGCTTGAAGCTTGGTGCTTGGAGCTTGGGGCTTGATGCTTGAATAAAAACGCGGCATCTTTTTTTGTAATTAACCGGTCCTGAATGGACTGGAAAAACTTCTCACACTTGCGCAGATAAGCCCGCGGCAGCTCTTCGTGCGGCCGCAGGAAATAATGTGTTAAGTCGTTGTGTTTAATTCTCTTCATTTTTCTTGGTTCGTGGTTCCATATCTTTTTTAACAAGGCGCAGGATCTCCTCCAGAGCGTCTGCTATTCTAAACAATGCAAGTTCTGCATTGTCGGTTAAGTTTCTACCAAATTGATCTTTCATATTTATTCCTTTCATAACTCATCCTATAGGATCCTTCAGTCACTGTCAAGCTTGAAGCTTGGAGCTTGAAGCTTTTTTCATATTAACCCATACGTGCTTACTTAAGAACACGTATGAGCAAACCCCTTTGCATTGTATAGGCCGGCCGCAATGCAATTAAGCTTTGTTCATTATTCCTGATCCCAGATCCATCGAGCATGGCGCATGACTTTTAATCCGGAACGCTCACTATGCCCAATGGATCAGGGATCAGTCCGGCGCGGTTCCAAGTATTTCTACCATCGCTACTTATCCGGTTTCCTTTATCGCTCTGATCCCAGATCGCTGGACTATTGGTGAATTCGAGATTCTTCCATTGAGCTAACAGCGATCAGGGATCAGTTCTGGTTGTGGTGTATGATAGTAGATCCAACTAATATGATACGCACAACCAGAAGTTGTCCCAAAAATCAGTTAGGTTTACACCCGATATTTTAGATGGTTTCGCCATCTTTCCCATTTAAAGGTTCTAGTAAACTTTAGGTCTAACTAATTTCATATATCCTATTTAATGCTTGACAATAGATATGTCAAGTGTTAATTTTCATTTATGCAAAATAATATAGAAAGGCACAAAATGAGTAGAATAAGACTAAACCAAGAGTACAGAAATAAAATCGCAAATCGTATGCGAGTACACTTGGAACAAGAGGACACACAAGAAAAACAAAAGTATGATGAACTCAAAGCAGATCAAATTGAGTTGAATGATAATGCGTGGAAGTTAGCAGAACAAATTGTCAGAAAACACTATACTCCTGATGATGTCAAAATGGCATATCATCTACAAAATAAATTTGAGAATGTTAGCACTATTGCAAAAGACAGTTGCTTTCATTTTCATTATTTAGGTCAAGTAGAAGATAGAGATTATGACAATAATCCTATTATGAAAGAAGATACCATTGAAGAACATTTTGATTTTAGATTAGGTGGTAGCTTTGAGGGTAATAGCGATAGTTATGATAGTAGTAGTGCATATGGATATGCTTTGTTTAGAGACGAGTTAAAAGCACAAGATACTTGCAATCCTGATATTTTGATAGAGCAAGAGGGTAAAGACCAAAACCCACATTTAACAAAATATACTGACGCAAATAATAAATATCTTGGTAAAGATGATAGTGGTGGTTATGGCAAAGAGTGGAATGATAAATACCAATTAGATTTAATTGGTAGAGAGTATTGTCGTGATAGGTCTATCGCTTGTAATCAAGAACAATTTATGATGTTGAAACAATGGAAACAAGCTAAAGGACAATTTGTTATGGCACATCATAAGTGGATTAAATCTGTATTAGACCAGATGAAAGAAATTAAAATCGGTCTTAAAGGTTATAGATATTTAGACGAGGCAATAGAGTTATCTACTGAACTTGGTTTAAATATTACTGACGCAGAAATAATTAGAACTAACTCTACTGGACTTGTTATATACAATCCTAAAAATCTTGCGGAAAGAATAAAAGGAATGAAGAATACAACTATAACTAGAGAGCAAAAAATAGCTTTAAGACAACAATATGAGGCAAACAATAAAATAAATTAAGCTATTGACATAAGGGATATTGTCCATTAATATCCCTTATATACAGAATGAAAGGAAATATGGAAAACAATAAAACATTTACAATCACATTTACAAAGTTAAATGGTGAAAGCACAACTAGAAAAGCAAAATGGACTGACAAGTGTCAAGAGTTCGTTGCAAAGGCTGGACATAAATGTCTAACTTTTTTAGATTTAGACGCAACTGAATTAGAGGGTAAAGATCAATATAGAATGGCAACTGATAAGATTACAGATTGGAGAATTTCATAAATGACTAAAACAGATATAGTTATTATTTGTGCTTTTTATGTTTTCTTTTTATTTGCTATGGGAGTTTTTGTATGAATACTGAAATGTTAGAACAATCTATTGACAACACAAATAGATTATTGAAGATAGTTGAGAAGTTAGAACAAAGAATCGCAACACTTGAGAAAGTTTTAGCGAGCCATGCTAAATGCATTGGAGAAATGAGAGAGGATAAAAAAGATGAAAGCTAAATTCAGTAATCCTAAAATGATGAGTACGAAAGATTTAGAAAAAGAAATAGTTAAGGTAGTTAGAGAGGATGCAAAAATTCCTCTTGCAAGTGGACAATCTTATAAAGAGTTAATTAAAACAATTAAACATTTATTCAATGAATATAGAGGAGAGAGATTATATACAACGGGAACAGTTATTGGATTATTAAAGGGGGATAAATGAGTAATTATAATTGGTG